GTGAGGTTCAGTTCGAGCTGCGCCGCGCGGTTCTTCGACGTGATCAGGTCGTAGGTGGTGACCGTGTTGTGCAGCGCCTTCTGCGCGCCGTCGACTGAGCCGGTGAGCGACCCATAGACATTGGACACGCGCTCAAGCTGGTCCGCCATGGACGCGAAGCCTTGAAACGCACCGGAGATCGCGCTTGGGATCGCACCCAGTGCGCCGCCGAGTAGCTGCGCGACGTTGGCCGCATCGCCAAGTGACGCCAGGTCCCTGCGCCAGGCATTCGCCTCGCTCTTGCGCGTGCGTTCGATCTCCTTGGATACCCTGATCTCTTCCTTGAGGCGATCGCGCGCTGCCTGCTCTGCCACCCGTGCCGCCGACGCCGTGGCCTTGGCGGCCGACGCCGCCGCGCGCTGTTCCTCTTTCTCGATGCGCTTGAGGATGTCGAGCACCACGCGCGCGCGGCCCTCTTCGGTCTTGATCTGCTCTTGGATGCGCGCCTTGTCGGTCGCGAGCATCATCTTGCTCGACTTGTCGTGCAGCTTTTCGAGCTGCCCGGTGATCTTCGTGGTCATTTCGCGGAGTTGGCCCTCGGTGGAAGCGGCCAGTCGCGCCACCTCGGCCGGGTCAACCCCGCGAATGGAGAGCCGCAGGACTTCTTCGTCAGCGACGCTCATCGGGCCCTCTTTTCCTTGCGCTCTTGCTCAGCGAATCGGAACGCCGCCATACGCTCGCTCTGCATCAGGCGGGCGAGACCCACCACCTTCGGCGCCAGGTCGCGCGCGCGGACAGCGCCGGCCTCGAGCTCGGCCACGGCGCCGGCGACGATCTCGGCCGGGTGGCGCCCGCCCACCAGGAAGCGAGCATCGAGCCCGTTGGAGCCGGTGCGGACGAAGTAGCCCGGGCACTCCGGGAACTCGTATTCGCTGCCCGGCACCGGGATCGGCGTGATCGGACGCTCGGGAGGCCCGAGGTCAGGGCATCCGTGGCGCTGCTGATATTCGAGACCCATGGCGCGCCGACACCCTAGGCACCCCTTTGAGCCGTCGTGTCGCTTGCCGGTGGCCCCGAAGGACCCGAGGACGCGCTCGGCGTGGACGGCTGCGATGATGCTTTTTTTTCGTCGTCAGTCTCCGATGCGGCGTCGAGGATGCGCGAGCCGTAGAAGAACGCGATGCCGGAGAACTTGCGCAGCACGGCGTTCGTGAAGCCGTCGGAGAGGCCGCGGAACGGCCCCACCGCGCTCACGATCGGGCACTTGGCAGCCCCGCCGGGCGCCACCAACTCAGGTGGCGCCTCGGGGAAGCTCACGCACAGCCGGAACGCGACCAGGCACGCGCGAATGAAGCCGGGGCCGCCGGGCGTCTGCGCCCTGATGCCGTCGCAATACGCCGCCTCGTCCATCGTGAGCGGCCGCACCTTGATCGGCTCGGGGTCGATGCCTGCAGCGGCGAACGGCTTGAGGTGCTCGCCGCGCATGTCCGCTTCCCACGCCGCCAGCGACGCCGCCGCGATCAACGACTTGCCATCGGAGCCGACGAACGCCGGGTCGCGATGCCAGTGGGAATCCACCACGGCGGTGGGCTCCCAGGCAAACGTCTCGAAGCCGAATCCCATCGGCTAAGCCCAGATGAACGCGATGGGGGCGAGCGTCGTGTCGTAGCTCGACGACACGATCGCCGGCTTCACCGCGTGGAACGGCGCGGAGTACTCGTAGATGCCGTCTTCGTCGGCCGTGTCGGCACCGTCGAACTGCAGGCACGGGATGCCGATGCCGAACACCTCTTTTGCCGCTTTGCCCTTCTGGTACAGAAACTCAAGGATCGCGCGGCGGCGCATGGAGTCGATGATGGCTTCCCGAGACGCGGTGGCGTCGTCGTCGGCCTGAATGGTCATCGAGCCGGACACGCCGGTGTAGACAACCGCGTAGCCCTCGCGCATGTTCGCGCCGCACAGCCAGGGGCGCGGCACGAGCTTGAACATGCCGCCGATCTTGAGCGTCTTGATGGTGATCGCGTTGCCACCAAGGATGCACCGCGCGCCCTTGCCGTCGGTCGGGATGCCGCGCTCGCAGAACGGCACCGGCCAGGCCGTGCCCTCAACGACGGGGAAGGTGCGGTTGTAGCCGATGGCGTCGGCCGACTCGTACGAGAAGTTCATGGTGATCACCTTGTCGCGGGTGACCTCTATCTCGAACGTGCCCACGCAGCCCATGAGCTTCTTGAGGTACTCGCGGCCCTCGTACACGTCGTACGTGCACGACTTGTGGCCGGTCTCTTTCGGCTGATACCAGCACGACGCGTACACCACGTCGCCGGTGAGCACGCTGGCCGCCGTGATGTGCCCAGATCCCATGGTGAGCACGGAGCCGCTCTTGGATATGATCTGTCCGAGCATGCCGCGCACCAGGGCGCCACCGCCCACCGTGTAACCCGACGCCGACGCCACCGTGAGCGCCGCGCCCGTCATGGGCGTGCCGCCAGAGGCGGTGGAGCCGGTGTCGCGCGTCTCCGTGAAGTTGTCCGAGAGGAGGTCGGACGCTTCGACGGGGCGCGTGGCCTGGGTCGCGTCGCCGGCGGCCGCGGTCACCGGGCGCACCGCGATCGGGAAGCTGATTTTGCCGTCCGCGGAGAGCGGAACGGAAATGTTCTTGTCGCCGTAGCCGGCGATCATGCGCTCGGCCGACTTGGTGTCGATCGAGACCGAGAGATCGCCCTCGTGCAGGATGCGCGCGGCGACGTCGAGCAGTTCGTCGGTGACGGTCGACGTCACGGCCGGCGAGAACGTGATCGTTCCCGTCGACGAAGCGAAGGTGCTGATGGAGGCTGCCTTGCCCGCGTTCGCGCCCCCCTTGAAGATCGCCAGGTAGTTGCGGGCGCCGATCCAGTAATCGTTCGCCTCGCCGGTGACGCTGGCATGCACCGACGAGACCGCCGTCAGCGTCGTGCCGGAGCCGGTGGTGCGCCACGGCATCTCGGGCGGCTTCCAAAGCGACGCGGCGGACACGCCGGTGACGCTCACGAGCGGGGTGTCGAACGTACCCACCGTCGCGGCGACGGATTTGATTTGGCGCCAGGCGCCGCGGGCATTGCCGTCCTCGATGCAGACCAGATCGCCTACGTTCGCGTTCGTGAGGTTGGCGTCGGTGATCGTGGTCGTCGAGATCGCCGAAGGCACGAGGGCCGAAGGGGTCGACGGCTGCAGGCCGCGCTGCTGCACCTCCTGCTTTCGCAGAACGATGGTGAGGGCTTTGCGCCGTGCTTCGTTGTACGCCATGACCTACTCCTCAGTGGGCGGTGTGAGCGCGGCGAGCTTCGCCGCCAGCTTTCTGGTGGCTTCGTCGAGGTTTCCGCCGTCGGCTTCAGCCACAACAGCGCCGGCTTGATCCTTGGCGGCGAGCGCCGCGCCCTCGCCGCGCTCGACGGAAAAACCGAGCATTGTCGACCCGTCGAAGGAGGCAACGGCGGCTTCGATCTCGGCGTTCTTCATTGGCCGCCGCCTGTCACACGGGCAACGACGACGCGCAAGCCGCCGATCAAATCGCCAGTGGCCTCGAGGATGTTGAGGTTCCGCTTGAACCGGCGCTGCTTGGCCGCCGCGTAGGCCTTCGACAGGGGGGCGAACGGAGATCCGCTCTTGTTGCGCTGGGCGCCCACATTGGCCTCGATGGCCTCGATCATCATCTTGCCGATCTGGCGGAGCACCGCCTCGGTGATCCCTTCTGGGCTCTCCCACGCCTTCTTGACGACCCGTCGGATCTCAAACAACCGCTCTTTCCCGATGTAGTACGGGTTGCGGCGGGCGTCGGCCTGCACGTGCGCGATCATGGCGTTCTCGTCGGCTCCGCGGCGGCCGCCCGTCATCACCGAGACCACGGCGTCACCGGAAGCAAGGGGTCGCATGCGCCGCTCAATGGCCCTTTGCAGTGCCCCGGCGTTGATCTCGACCGCGATGTGCGGCGGCGGAATCATGGCGCGTAGACGTCCGAGCGCCAGATCACGCGGAAGCGGGCCACCCAGATCACGATCTCTCCGGCCTGGCGCACCATCTCGGCGCCGAGGAAGTTGATCTCGCGGATGCCCGTAACGTCGCGGTTGTAGCCGTCGTTGTTGGGATTCTCAATGGTGTCGCTGAGGTTCACTGCGTCCGTGGTCGCCAGTTCCATGACCGAGCGCGCGTCGCCATCGTTGGCGTCGCCGCCGCCCTGCACGTAGCCGAGCTCGACCGCCAGCTCCACGGATCGGAACACCTCACCCGTGCCGTACTCGGCGCGCTCGGGCTTCGGCGCCGGCGCGCGCAAGGCGTATTTGCCCTGCACCGCCCCCGTGGGCTGCTTGTCCATCGGGTAGCGGTAGTCGATCGCCTCGAAGGCGGCCCCGCTCGCCGCGCTCGTGATCGTCGCCAGCTTCGTGTCGAAGTGGTCGAGGATGGTGCTGAGGTACTGCACCGCCATGGTCAGGCCCGAAAGATGGGGATGCCCGTGCGCGGGCCGTCTTCGCGGCTGGTCAGGTTGCCGTCTTGGTCGGCGTCGACCGGCACCTGCCCCTGCAAGCGCTCGATCAGCTCGTCGAGCTCGTCCTTGAGCACCTTCCGGCGCTCCAACCACTCGTCGCCCCACCCGAGCATCCTGGTGAGCCAGAATTGCAAGGCGCAGGGGTAGCGCAGGTGGTCGGTCCCACGCATCGTGTGGGCGCGCGCCTTGCCCCCCAGGTGCAGCAGGAGCTGATCTCGGGCCTCTCGCACCGCCATCTGGAGGTTCAGCTCGGCGTCGAGCAGCTTGGCCTCTTTCGGGAACTCCTGACGCAGGTAGTCGAGCCCGATCAGGAGCGTCGGGATGGGCCGCTGCATGCAGTCGACCGTCTCGCTGATGATTTCCCCGCTCGCCGGCACCCAATCGGCCACACCGTCGAACCACACAGCCGCCGCCTGAGAGGCCGAGACCGCGTAGGTGCCCCGAATGCCCGCAAAGGTGGCCAGCGTGGCGTGGGCGAAGCGTGTGGGGGCGTAGAGCGTCGCCACCATGCCCGAGACGCTTTTGACCTCCACCACCTCCCAAGGCTCAGCGGCGCCGACGCTGCCGAGCTGGTAGCGCCGCCCGGCGACGATGTTCGTCACGGCGGTGAGGGTGATGGTGGCCGCCTTGGCCGCCACCGCCCCGTTGCACGTGGTGCTCACCAAGTCGAGCGTGACCGAGCCGGCGGTGACCTTTTGCGCGCCCGCCGCGTCGAACAGGTTGAGCGTGGCCGAGGCCGGGCGCCCCCCGTAGAAGTAGGTCTCCAACTCGCCGCCGTAGCCCTTTTTGAGGCACTGGTACATGTGCTGTTCCTCCTACGCGGTAACGCGCTCGCACCCGGCTGTCACCGCCTGGCCACGCGGAGTCCGTCCCGCCGCACCACTGAGACATGGGCGCAGTTCGTGCTCTGTCGGTGGGCATGAGTCGGCTGCGGATCGTGGCGTTGCTCCTGATGGCTCTGGCGAGCCACTCGGCGGGGTTCGTGACCGGGACGCTCGTGGGTGGGCGAGTACTCGACCAGCGCGGCCCGGCCACCTCGCCGAGCGCCGGACCGCCGTCAACCTCGGTACACGTCGTGGACCTGGGACACCGCCGAGCCCCGAGAGGCCGATAAGCGCCTGGGTCATCGCGACCTACGGGCGCTCACCGAGTTGGCGAGTTCCGCGATGTCGGCGCGAATGAACCCGGACTCTCTCGTCACGCCGTCCATCTTGTCGCCGAGGCTCCGCACGTCGCTGCGCGTGGCGGCCATGTCCTTGTCGCGCTGGCGCTCGGCTTCTTTGTAGGCGGCCTGCGCGGCCTCAAACACTTTCTTTTCAACGTAGAAAGCATTCGCGAGTCCACCGAAAAAGCCGACGAGGACCATGACGCCAACGACGGTGGCAACGATGCGCCCGAACGACGGCAACGTCACCTTGGCCGGTGCGTCCTCAAGCGCAGGCGTGCCGTTGCCCCAGTCCATCGGTCCCTACTTCGTCCCGGGAACCAGCTTGGCGGTGTCGAGCGCTGCCGCCACGGCGTCGAGCTTCACGGCGTTCGTGCCTTCGACCTCCGACGCCTTCGCGATGTTCGCCGCGCAATCGGTGTCCACCTTCGTGAACACCTCCACCCCGCCGCCGCTCTTGGCCCTGACGCCCTGGCACTCGGTCGCCGTCGCACGGAGCGTCTGCGGCACCTCGGTCGCGTCAGAGCGCACCAAGGCCACGTCGACGCGGGTCTCGTCGGTGCAGATGTGCACGCACTTCACGGCGAGCCCCTTGGTGGTGGCGTCGGTGATGGGCGTGTCGAAGTCCTTCGCGGCGCCGGCCGTGCCGGGTTGCAAGGCGATGGCGCCGATGACGCCAGCGAGAACACCGATGGAGATGAGGCCGAGAGCGGTCTTGTTCATGGGGCGTCCTTGGTTGAGGGCGAGACGGAAGTGAGGCGGTCCACCTCGACGGGAATCGTCGAGCGGCGGACCTTCGTCGGGACGTGGGCTCCGACGCTGTTGAGACGGTCCACCTCGACAAGCGGGTCGAGCCTGTCGGCCGAGGTGATGCGGTCGGCTTCAAGCTGTTCGGGCGTGGGCGCCGGGTCTGACATCGCCGCGCCGATCGCAATCGTCCCGCCGACCACAAGCGCGGCCAGGCCACCAAGGGCGACGGTCTTTGTCTTGTCGTCGGCCATGTTAGTTGGCCGGATTGATGATCAGCACGTCGGACACCAGGAGCTTGTTCACCCCAGCACTCGCACCGGCGTGAGACCAAAGCAGCATATTCATAGCCGTCGTGGGCGACAGGTCCACGCCCGTTGACACCGGGGTCTCGCCGTCGACCTGGAAGTAAGAGAGCGTGTCATCGCTATAGAAGCGGAACGTGTGAAAGCCCGTGTCTATCGCCACGGTGCTCGCCGCCGTCACCGTCACGCTGTTCACAACGCCGTAGACCCGGTAGTTGGTGGTGCTCTGACTTCCGATCACCCCGGCGCGGATAAAGTCGGTGTCGATTGCATCGCCCACCGAGAAGATATCGTTGGAGGTTGCGGTTACGGTGCTCGGGATGGCCATGCGAACCGAGACCCCCCACTTCGACCCGCCCGTTGGCACGTTCACCGTTTGCTGGCCGCTCAGCCCCAGCGCCCAATAGACATTGTTGTTGGCGCCCGCGCCGGTCTCGAAGTGAAACACACCACCAGCAAGCGTCGTCGACATGACCATTGAGCCGGTCGACGACGAGAGGAGGAACCAATTCGCCTTGCTGGTACACGGGTCGTAAAACACCTGCGCCGTTGACGCCGTGATTCCGGTTGCCGTGGCGAGCGCCGCCGCTTCGGTGACAGCCCAGCCGGTTCCCCCGCTACCGCCGCCCACCGCCTGCCACGACGAATCGTCGTACACGTACAGCGCAGGAGGTGAAGCGCTGGTGTTGATGCCGATGGGCACCCTACCCGTGTGCGATGCAGTCGGCGCAGTCGTCGGAACACCAGCGAACGTCGGCAGGTACACGTGATTGACCACGCGACTGACCGTGGTGACTTCACCGCCCAGCACCACGTTGCTGCCGGTGACGTTCACCATCGTGCCGCCCGAGGAGTTGTCGTAATTCACGGCCAGCGCCGCCGAGTTGTTGGCTTGGTCGCCAAGTCGGACGGACGAGTTGTAGCCCAAAATCTCAATGGCCCGGCCGGAAGGACCCCAAATGCCGCCGCCGGCTCCACCCATGTAGATGGCGGGGCTCCCAAGGTACGACCCGCCCCCGAGGTTCAGCATCGACGCCGCGCCTTTGATTTGCAGTTCGCCGGTGCCCAAAAGCCTGAACCGCTCGGCCGCGGCAGCGCCGCCCTCGCGGAGCTTGATCACGAAGTCGCTATCCTCGCTAGCCGCCGTGGCGTCTGACCACACCGAGCAAATCCCCGCCATCGCATCGGAGCCACCGGAGGCGTCCTCGCCCTTGAACGGGAAACAAGCGCCGTAACCAACGCCTGCGGCGCCACTCGTCGCCACCTCAACGCCGCCCACGTCGGTGGTGGTGGTGGTGGTCGCACCGGAGACGACGCAGCTTTGTAGCGGGCCGCAGTAGTCGGTGCCAGCGGTGGCGATGGACTGCACGCCCGTGGTGGTCGTGTTGTAGACGATGCCCGAGGCGAGCGCGCCCATGGCTTGCTCGGCCGAGAGCGTGGCGTCTGCCGTCTGCGTGATGTAGGTGGCGTTCGTCGGAGCGGCGCCGGTGCCGCAGGCCTGGCCGATGACGGTCGCGCCCGAGCGCACCGGGCACTGCCCGTCGGTCCACGAGCCGATGCGCAAGAGCGTCGGCCCCGAGGTTTCACGTAGCACGCGTGCGGCGGTCTGCGTGCCGTACTCGTCGGCGATGGCGGTGCCCACGTCGGTGACGAGCGCGGTGAGGCAGCACGCCAGGAGGACGCCGAGAAAGGCTTGAAGGCGGGTGATCGGGCGGTTCGTCATGGGCGGCCTACAGGAGCGGGAATCCGATGTACGTGGAGACCACCGGCGTGGTGCCGGCCAGATCCTGGAGCGAGGTCGCGTAGCGCTGGTAATTGCGCCCGGACACCTCGAACGACTCACAGCGACGGATGCGCGTGGCGCTCGGGCTGTGCGTCTTGGCGTCGATGTTTATCACCGATCCCTGGTTCATCGAGCCCAGGTAGAACCAGTTCGTGCCGTCGTAGCCGTACAGGTGCACGGTGAGCGCCGGGGTTCCGGCCGCCCACGACGCGTCCAGCTTTACGTGCACGCGCCGGCCGCCGGGGATGGGCGCGGCGCTGGACACGTCGCCGTACTTCACGCCGGCGCCCGCGGTACTTGGATAGGCGACGTTAACCGCTGACGCGGCGATGTCGGCCAACCACTTGATCTCGCCTTCGGTGATCTGCGTCTGATGCATGGCCCGGGGGCCTTCCTCCGGGCGAGGCCCGGTCGCTATTTGGCTTTCTTCTCGGTTCTCTCGACCGCGGCCATGACCTTCTCGGCGCGGGCGTAAATCTCGGCGATGCCGTCGTCTTCCTTGTGCTCCTGCAACCACTGCCACTCGGCCACGGTCCCCTCGCGGTTGCCGTTCGTCTTGATGTCCAAGACGGGCATGCCGAAGAGATCGAGGATGTCGCGCGCGATCGCGTGCGAGACGGTCGCCACCTTGCCGAGCTTCCGCACTTCCTTGACCTGCTTCACGCGGTCGGAGCCGAGGACGCGCTTCTTCACGATCTTGCCGTGCGTGATCTGGCCGTCGTCCTTGCCCACGTAGACCAGCGTCACGTCGGGCATCTCGTGGGTGGTGCCCATGCTGACGGGCACGTGTGATCCGTCCTGAAGCGCGATGCCGTCGATCAGCATCAAGGCCTCGGTGCGCTCGGGCTCTTTCGCGATGAGCAGCTCGGTGACGCGAAAAGTGTCGTCCGCGATCTTGCCGGCGAGCAACACCTCGATCTTTTCGATCTTGGTGGCTCGGCTGCCTTCCTTGGTGATGTCGAGTCCGAACATGCGAGGCCTCCTCCTTGGTGTGAAAAACCAACCGGCGGGCGCGGGGCGAAAGGAGAAACCCCCGCGCCCGCCGGCGGTGAATTACGCGGTGAGCGTCGTGATCTTGATGTTCTTGCGCGGGTCCGTGCAGGCGATGCCCTTGGCCATCGTCACCAGGATTTCGTCGGTGTCCTTGGTGGCGCCGAGCGGCTTCACGGTGATGTCACGCTGACGCGTGATCTTCCAGGTGTCACGCTGCAGCCCCAACAGGATGCTGTTGGTGAGCGTGGGCACCGGCAAGATCGGGGCGTTGCCCACGGCCATGCCCATGAAGGAGCCGAGGTTCACCTCGTAGCCGTTCGCGCCCGCGATGGTGCGGACGGGCGCGTTCGAGGCGCCAGGCAGGCCGTAGACCCCGAGGATCTTGTTGCACTGCTTGAACGATCCCATCCACAGGTCGGTCTTCGCGCCGCCCGGCGAGTCCGCCGTGGTCTGCACCGCCAGGTGGATGTCGGTGAAGGCGATCGTGGTGGCCGCGCCGGCCGCTTCGTACGCCTTGAACCAGGTGTACGTGCCGCGCGCCAGGCCCGCGACCGTCACCGATGCGCTGTCGACGATGTACTCCATCGACGCGAACGGCGTGGAGCCGGTGCCGAGCGCGACGTCGTTCCAGTACGTCACGAGGTCTTTCACCCCGTCCTCGTACTCCATCGCGATCTGGTCGAAGAACGCGGCGCCGTTGCCCTTCTCGAGCTGGTCGCGGGCGTGGCCCGTGACGCTGATCTTGAACCAGTAGTACCCCACCGGCCATTGCTGGGTGATGTACGTCTGGTTGCTCGCGGTCGGAGCGGCGTCGGCTTCCGAGTACGCCGCGACCGTGGCCGCCGTGTACTGCGTCTTCTTGTTCCACGTGGCGCCACCGGTCAGATCCGCCACCTCGAAGAGCTGGTGCAACGTGTCGTGTCGGTACACGACCTTCTGGATGCCTTCGGCCGCTTGCCCGCGGAGGGCATCGGCAATGAGGGTTGTATCGAGTCCTGCCATGACGGTTGTCCTTTACGGGCCGCCCGAGTCCTGACGAGCGCCGAGCTTCGCTTGCAATTCAGCAGCGAGAGCGGTGCGCGCGGCCTTCGGGTCCGATCCGTTCTTGTCGGTTTTCTTCGACGGCTCGTCGTCGTCGGCAGGTGGCGCGGTCTTCTTTCCGCTGCCCTTGGTGCCGGCGCCGGCGTCCTCTTTCCAATCCGGGTTCTTCAGATGCGGCTTGGCCTTGAGCAGCTCGTCGACGAGCGAATCCACCTTCGCGCCCTCGGGTCCGGTCACCTTGTCGTCATCGCTGACGGTCAGGCGGCCGGAGAGGAACGTCTCGGCGTCTTCGGGATCGCGGAAGCGCTTGGCGAACGGCGCGAGCGCCTTCCCCTTGAGCGCCGACGAACGGAAGCCCGTGAGCTTCTCGATCGCCGCGGTCTTCTCTTCGAGTGCGGAGGTCAGCTTCTTGTTCGCGCTGATCGCCTTGTCGAGCTCGGTCTTGGCTTGCTTGCCCGACTTGAACGTCTCGCCGACCTTTTCAAGGTCGTCGTCGTCTTCCAACCCCAGCTTCGCGAGAAGCTCAGTGCGGGTCTTCGACGCAGCATCAGTGGCGGCCTTCTTGAATTCGTCCTTGAGCGCATTGCGCGCCCCCTGGAAGAACTCACCGTCCCCCTCGAACTGGTGCTTGTACGTTTTGGTCTCGTCGGCCATCTGTGTCTCCCACTCGGCTCAACGGTGCCGAGAACCGGACCCCGATTGCGGCCGGGGAACCGTCAGGCCCGGCTATGCCGCCGGGAGGCTTGAACGGCGCCGCCTGTCACACGGGCAACGGGGGTCGTCAACCGCGAGGCGGCGAGAGCTTCTTGCCGGGCGGCTTCTTGGCGTCGGGCGCAGGTGGCTCCGCGCTCTCGTCGGCCTTATCGGGATCGGCGTTCGGGTCGACGTTGGGCGCGCGCTCGTTCGCCGTCTCGGCGTGGGCTTCCATGTCGGCGGCGAGGCGCTTGATCTCTTCCGGCTCGGCGTCGGGCATCGCCTTGCGGATCATGCGAGCGCCGAGCGCGCCCTTGACCGACGCCGGAATTCCAAAGTTCTTGAGCGACGTGGCGTCTTCCAGCTCGGCCTTGAGGCTCTGCAGGTTCGAGAAGCGGCGGTTGTACTTCACCGAGATCGCGTCTTCATCGCCGCCGCCCGAGTACGCCAGCAACAGCTTCGAGGCGCGCGTGTCAGCGTCTTCCATCTCAGTCGCGACGTCGCCGAGGATTTGCACGCGGTCTTGCCCCTCAAGCTCGAGCGCGTCCGCCGACTGCACCTGCTTCGAGCCCTCGGACCGCCCGCGGCCGATGCCGCACGATGCGCGGTACTGCTCGAGCAGGGCGCCGATGCCCTCCATGATCACGCGCGGGTTTTCGGGATCGGGCGAGATGTACGCCGGCTGCCCGCCCTTGCTCGTGAAACCAAAGGCGCGGTTGGTGCCAAGCTCGATGGAGCTAAGTTTTCCGCCCTCGTCGGGCACGCAGAACACCGAGAACACCTGGTCACCGATGAGCTGCTGCCATCGGCTGTGCAGGTTGAAGATCGCGTTTTGAATCTTCGCACCGTCGGCCAGGAGCGGCATGCCGTCCGGGTACGTGCGCCCTTCGGCCGCGACCGAGCGCCCATAGATCGGCTCCCACGGCACGCGATCGGCCCCGTGCTTGCGCTTGGCCTTCACACCGTCGGCCGTGATGATCGTAACGTGCGAGCGGTCCCAGATGCGGAACTCCGCGGCGGTCTTCACCTTCGTGCGGTAGGTGCGTGACGCCTCGGTGAGCACCACCTGCTTGAGCCAGATGAGACGGCCGTCTTCGTCGAGGTGGTAATCGAGCACGTCGATCGGCGAGACCGCGTACAGGTACGGGCGGGCGCCCACCTCCGGCTTCTTGTCCGCACACACCCACCAGATGCCCACCGCGGCAGCCCACCGAAAGACGGCGGCCATGAACTCGTCCATGGTCTTCGAGCCGCGTTCGTCGACCGCTTCCCACACCTTCGTGAGCTTTGACGGCCCCTCGCGCTTCGGTGCGACCTGCGCAGCGGCCGAGACCAGCGCGTTGATCGTCGGCGCGTAGATGTTCACCAGGTACGACTGCCGTGCGCGGTTCTCGAACTCCCAATCCTTCTCGCGGTCGGAGCGGAAGAGCAGGCGCTGATAGCTGGCCGACATCACCTTGATCTCTTCGACGACTCGCGCGGCGTCGGTGCCGGCGCCTTCGGTGCGGGTTGTGACCGTCGGGTACTGGAACTCGATCGAGATGTCCGACGGCTTCAGGTACTCGCGCCCGCCGATGTAGCTCAGCCGAAAGAAGCGCCACCACCACTCACGCTCCTGGTAGGCCGGGTGCGTGTAGGCCAACTCAGGGGCCACTTTCAGGACGCCGAGCGCCGCTGCTGTTCCTGTGGCGGCCATCTTTGCCGCTGGCGCCTGTCACACGGGCAACACAGGCGGTCAATTAGCCGCGTGGAAGCTCGGCGCCTTCTCGGCCCACGTGATCGGATACCGCACGGCGGCGATCGCGTGGTCGGCTTGCCCGTGCGCCGGGTTCTCGCCGTGTGCGTCTTCGCTGTCCTTGCTGTGCGGGTTGGCGCCCCACTTGTAGTTGAGCATCTCGGCCTGGAAGTTCGGCGTGCGCGGCCCGAGCGTGAGCAGCTTGCCGTCGTTGATTGCGATGCTCATTTGGCGAATACCGGCCCGCACCGATCGCGCGTGCTCGTCGTGCTCGGCGCTCTCGAAGTTGCGGTGCTTGAGCACCTTGGCGCGCGTGTTCGTGAGTGCCTCGCGCAGGCGCTGCAGGTTGTCGGGCTCGGCCGGGTCGCAGATCCAGTGCGAGACGTTCCACCGGTTCGTGAGCCGCGCCGCCTGCGGCCCCCAAAACTTCTCCACCAGCTTGCCGCGCTCGTACACCTCGTCGAGCACCCACTTGAAACCGAGCGGCGTGAACCCGACCACGGCCAGCGCGCCCGGATTCGTCGAGCCCCAGTCGGCGCCGCCGAGCATCTTCGCCCACACCATGCCGGCGGCGAGCTGCTCGCGTACGTACTTCGCCGGATCCCACTCGGGGAACACCTGACCCTCGAACGCGTCGAAGGCGGCTTCGTACTCGCGGCGGAAGTACGACGCGGGGAGCAGCTCTCTCGCGCGCGCCACCTCGCGCTGCAAGATCGGATTGTTCGTGTTCTCCAACGTCTTCCACGTGAAGAACTCCATGCCCGCAACGCCGCGCATCGCCGGCTCGGCCAGGTCCGTGTAGAGCCAGTTCTTGCCGAGCGGCGTGGTGGTGACGATCAGCCACCCGCCCTTGTCCGCCAGGCGCTGCTGCAGGCGGCCCTTCCACACGCTGCCGTGCATGAGCGCGGCCTCTTCGAGCCACAGGCCGTTGAGGCCCACCGAGACGAGCTTGCGGCCCTTGTTCTCGGCGCTCTTGAATTCGATCAGGATGTCGGGCTTGAGCCACAGCATCCGCTTCTGGGCGTCGTAGTGCTCAATTAGGCCGGGGTCGATGAGGTCGAGCAGCACGCGCAGCGCCTCGTCGGTCAGCGCGTAGTCGGGGGCGACCACCCAATAGTGCAGGCGCGGGCGCCGGCGGTACCACAGCGCGGAGTTGCGGGGCGCGTGTGGGTTGTACGGCTTGCCGATCGCGTTTGGCAGATCGTGCAGGTAGATGCAGATCAGGAACTCGGCGCCGCCGGCGACCGTCTTGCCGCCGCGCGCGCCGCACACCGCAACTTTGTAGTGCGCCCCCGACTGGTGGAACGCGATCGCCTTGGGGTTCTTCTGGACGTAGCCCCAAGGCACGCGCCAGTCGGGCGCCCCCATGAGCTACTTCGCGCTGTTGGCGAGCTCGGTGCGCTTGATGCGCAGGGCGACGGCTTCCACCACCTGCGCGGCGTGGGCCTCGCGGGCGCGGGCGTCTTGGCGGGCCTTGTCGGCGGCCTTCAGCGCAACGCGCCTCGGCGCGAGCGTCGACTCAGGCAAGCCCGGGGTGGCGACGGCGGTGTATTCGTCGTTCGCCTTGCGCCAAGCGGCTGTCGCGTCCTCGGTCGCCTTCACGGCGGCGGCGTGCGTCGCGGCGGCTTCGTCCATGCCCAGCCCGCGGGCGCCGTTGCCCTTGGGTGCCACCGGGGCGTCGGCCTTCACCGCCTCGGGGGGCACGGTGTCGGCTGGTTCGGCTTTGGCCTCGGGGAGCACGACGGTGTCGGCGCGATGTCTCATGGGCGCGGCCTGTCCCACGGGCAACGTCAGGCGTCCACCTTGCCAGGATCGGGCGCTGCGGGCGGCGCCGCCTCCACGCGCTTGGTCACGTCCACGCGTAGGCCGTCGGGGCCGATGAAGCCGATCTCGATGCGCGTGGGGCCGGCGGGTGATTCGTCGTCGCCCCCAGCTTCGAGGAGCGCGAGCTCGGCGCGCAGCTTCCGCCCTTCGAGCGTGTCCGGATCTGTGCCGCGCCTGCCCACGGGCCCCGCCACGCGCTCAAGGAGCACCTTCGCCGCCGCCACGTCGCCGGCCTCGGCCATGCGCGCCAGCTTGGCCACCACCTTCGGGATCCGATGGCTGAAGCGATCGCGCAGGTCGGTCTCGATCTCAACCCAGCCCTTCGGCCTGCCGTTGGGGTTGCCGCTCACGCCGCGTCGAAAGCGGCCCTGTTTCGTCCTGTTAGCAGGTGCGGGATTACCCTTCGCCTTGGTCGTGCTCATAGCCCTTGATTTCTTCGATGATCGCACGAATCGCGGCGCGGCCCTCCACGGACCAGTACCACTCGTCTTGATCGGCGTTCCGGTGCGTCGCGCGCGCCTTCATGTGCGGCTCGGTCTCGGCCTCGCCCTGGGCCATGATCTCGACATTCCCGGGGCCGCGGGCCAGCTGCTTCGGGAGCGGCGGCGCCTTGCCGCGCTTCTTCCGCTTGCGTCGGATGAGGCCGCGAGGGAACGGCGCGAAGATGTACTTTCGAATCGGGGTCACGCCTGGCGCTTCGCTCGGTGCCGCCTTGCCGCCCTTCTTGCCCTGGCACACGCACCGGTGGCGCTCGAAGCGGTCGGCGCGCATCACCCGCTTCCGCTTGCAGCGCGCACACTCGGCTTCCCACATGCTGCGGGTGCTCGCGTCCCACGTCGGGCGAGACGCAAAGGCCTTGCCGGGGGCGACTATGCGCACGGCGCGCCACGTTCCCTGTGTCTCTCCGGCCTTCACCGCTTCGGACCTCCTGCGGAGCGAATCTTGAGCGGCGGTGGCCACTCCTGGTTCACGTTCATCGGGATGAACGGATCGTCCATCACGATGTCGCCGGCCCAGGTCAGCCACGGGCGTTCGGCGTCTTTCTTCTCGAGCGGCAGCTCGGGGCGTGACTGGCACAGGTTGCCGTCGCGGTGCGCCAAGTCGATGCGCGCGAGCACAACCTCGGCTGATTCGGCGCCGTCGATGTGACCTTGCCCCGTGCGGTTGCACTTGGGGCACCAGTACCGGAAGCGCTGCACGATGTAGTCGGAGCCCCACCAGCCGGATTTCTTCTCGTGCACGCCGTCGGGGAGGCCGGTGGCCATCTTCTGGCGAAGGCGGGAGACGTGGCCCATCAGCGGCGACGCTTTCCATTGCGCGGGCCGCCTGGCTCGTGGCCAGGGCGGAAGCCGGGCACGGGCTGCAAGCGCGCTTGGGCGGGGGCCGTCTTGCGCACAGCGCGCTCGTGGCACCGCTCCGAGCAGAACAGCACCACCTGGTGCAACTCGGTCACGTCCGGCGGCAGGGGCGCGTGCGGCGGTGGCTGGAAGCTCACCGTGTCGAGCACCCAGCCCTGGGGCGGCGGCGGCCCGCCAAAGGTCACGCTTTGGCCTTGCGGCGTCACCTCGACCGTCCAAGGCAGCGGCGCGGGTTGCTTTTGCTTGCAGGCGAAGCACACGTGGTACACCACCGCGGGCACGGTGTCGGGCAGCATCTTGTCGAGCGTGGGCGCTGGGGGCGCGGCGGGCGGCGCGGGCACGACGGGTTGCTCGGGCTCGGCCGCAAGGTCCGCGTCGCAGTCGCGGCCGAGGTGCTCCACCGGCTTCACGCCCGGCGCGCAGGGTGTCGCGCGGCGCTTACAGGCCTTGCACTGGTGCTGCAAGAGCGGTCCGTCGACGCCTTCGATTTGGCCGGTCTTCTCCCAGGCGTGCCCTTTGACCCAGGCGTGGTTTTCGTCCTGCTCGTATCCCTCGGCGACCGTCTCAGTGAGCGGCGCTGCGTCTGTTGCTGGGGTCGTCTCGTCGGTCACGGGTTCTCCTTTGCCAAGGCGGCCAAGATGTTGCGCATCTGCGCCGGTGGGTCGGCCATCGTGTGTGTGCATCGCTCCGATCTCGCCACCGCGTTCGCGTCTCGAAGTGCATCGAGCGCCATCTGTTCGGCGCCCTGGTCGGGTAGTGGATCGCGAAAGCGCATCCGATCCGCCTCCCACTTGAGCCGAAAGCGCCCGGTCTGCCCTGCGCGTTGCTTCGCGAGCACGAACTCTTTTTCGTCGGCGGGCCACTCGTTCAAGTACTCGGGCCGCGCCTGGCGGTGGCCCTGCTCCGCTCGCCAGATGAACAACACGATGTCGCTGTCTTGCTCGATGCTCCCGCTCTCTTTCAGGTCGGCAAGGCGCGGCTCTCGGTTCTCCTTTTCCATCTCGCGACCGAGCGCCGAAATCATCACGATCGGCATCTCGAGCTCGCCGGCCAGCTCCTTGAGGCCGGCGGTCATCTCGACGAGGTGATCGCGCATCTCGTCGTCGGGCTTGCGCTTTGTGATCTGCAGGTAGTCGACGGACACCAGCGCCTTGCCCTTCGGAAACTTGCGACGAAAGCGGCGGGCCAGTGATCGAATCTCGCCGAGGCCCGGGCGCACGCGGTTGTCACGGATGAACAGCGGCGCGCCGCGCAGCTCTTTGTGCAGGGCGTTGATGCGCTGCCAGTCGGGCGCGCCGAACTTCCCCGCGCGAAGGTCGTTGCTCGCGATGTCCGCGCGCGAAGACACGCAGGCCTCGAGCACCTCAGCGCGCGACATCTCGAGCGAAAAGAGCAGCGACGGGATTCCGCATTCAAGGCTGGCGTGCGTGTGGATCTGCCGAAGCAACGACGACTTCGCGCCACCGGGCCGCGCCGCGATTGTCACGAGTTGCCCGGGCCGCAGTCCGCCGGTGAGCGTGTCGAGGCGAATCACGCCGGTGGGCACGCCCACCACCACCTCGCGCCGCTGGTTGCGGCCGTCGAGATCGTCAATCAGCGCGCCGAACCCGTCCGCGAGCGGCTCGAAGTCGGAGCCACGATCGCGCGTGAGCCGACCCAGGTCCCGCATGGCGTCGTCGACTGCCTCGGCCTCACCGCCGGCGCCGGCCAGCCGTCCGCCGATCTCGATTGCGCGGCGGGCGTTCGCCTCGCGCCGAACGATCGCGACGTAGTGCCCGATGTTCTCGGCCACCGGGACCGCGTCGGCCATCGTCACGAGATGCCCCGCGTTGATGCGCTCGCCCAGGCCGCGCGCGGTCAGCTCGTCCGCCACCGCCAGCACGTCGATCGGCGCGCCGCGCTCGTGCACCGCCGCGATCGCCCCCCAAACCTCGCGGTGAACCGGGAGCCAAAACGCGCCCGTGTCGAGCTCGTCCGACACCTCCACGAAGGCCTGCGGCTTGAGCAGGATTCCCCCGAGCACCGCCCGTTCGGCGTCTGCGTTGTGCGGCGCGTTCGTCATCGGTCGAGGTTCGCGTAGCGGCTCTCGCGTGCGCCGTTGCCATTCACGCCGGGGCTCGCGCCGCCGCGGTCTTGCGCCTTGCCCAACCACCGCCCGAGAAACGCGGTCATACCCACGAACGTCTTGCGCTTCGACGGGTTGTCGGCGCACCACTGCTTGGCCTTTTTCACCTCGGCCACGATGTCGACAGCCGGGAACGCCTCGCGCCACTCGGCCACCTTCGAGGGCATGAGCGGCCACGACTTCGGGCCCGACCCGACGCACGGCATGAGCAGGATCGCGCCCTCGGCGGGCCCCACTGGAACCCCATGATCTTTCTTAGAAAGTCTTCTTCTTGTCTTCTCAGAATCCGGATCCGGATCAGATCCCAGATCCAGATCAGAGTGCTGCGAGCTGTCGCCCCCGACAATCGCCCCCGACAATCGCCCCCCATCATCGGCCCCGACTATCGGGAGCGATGATTGCCCCCGACCGGCCCACCTGGTCGCGTTCGTCTTGGCCGCCCCCGCGCGCATGCGCAGGTAGCCCTCGAGCACCTTCCAATCGAACCCTTCAACGTACAGGTCTGGCCCAACCCCACCGTCACCCCACGATGCCAAACCCGCGGCAACCACGCCGTCGCACGTCTCTCGGTTCACGCCGGGCCCGAGGAGCCAGTCCTCGGCGCTCCAGTCCTTCGCGCCACGAAGGAACCCGGCGTCTTTCCGGTATGCAAATGCAAGAAGACGCACCCAACCGAGCACGATCGGCGCCGGCGTTTGCCGGTGCTCGTCGAGCAGCTCGAGTGGGAGCGTCGCAGTCTTCACGCGCAGGCCTCTACGCCGCTTCCGAGTCGTCGTCCGATTCCGCCCCGTCGCCCAGCTCCTCCACCTTCACGCCGTCTTTGGTCTTCAGTGTGACCACCAGGGGGGGGGCCGCGTCCTCGTCTTTGTAGACGGTGAGGCCGTGTTTTTTCATCACCTCGATCAGCGAGAGCTTGGCCTCGCTCTCTTTCTCGGTGAGCTTCATGCGCTTGTCTCGCATGTCGACGTAGGCCTCAGCGGCGTCGCCGACCTCCTTGATGCGCTTGGGTTCTGTCCCCGGGATACGGGCTTGGCGTTTGCTCATGGTCAGCGGTTCCTCTCTTCGGTTGTGGTTGGTGGTGTCGGTGGAAAGGCGATGGAGGCGTAGGCGCCAATGGCGAGCACGAGAGCCACGACAAACGCGATGTCGAACCACCCGGCGCCGTCTTGGTTGCGACGACTGAGGGTGCGAGCGTCGCGATAGGGGTTGGGGCGGGTCATGCGAGCACCGCCAAGAACTCGGTCTGCCCGTCGGGCGCTCGGTGGCCAACGATGCGCACGACACGCAGGCCAAGGCGCGTGGCCTCGGCGTTCACGTGATCGGCGGCGGCTTCGATGCTCGGGCGGCGCCCTTTTAGGATGGTCATGCGGTCACCGAGGCGAACAGCTCGCCGTTCGCGTGTGGACTCAGGCAGTGGGGCGACAACCAGATGCGCTCGCGGTGGGGGTTGCCGTTGGGGTCGCTGGAGCGCTGCGACGAAAAACCACCGCGCGCCTTCCACGGATGCACGCGCCATGAAGCCGGCATCTCGTGGTCGCCCTCGTAGCCACACAGCGCGATGCGCAAGCGCTCGTCGTCGCCATTGTCACGCGCCCATGCCGCCACGTCGGCGGCGACGCCTCGCCCGCCAACCGCATAATCAATCTCGCCATCGTCGTATGGCGGGTCGAGAAACACGCCCGTTGTCCCGTGGCGCCATGTCACCGAGTTGCCGAGAACCCGCGTCCAATCGCCGCAGGCCACGCGCACGCGCCGGAGACGCGCGCATAGGTCGCCGAGGTAGGCCGTGAGCGATCCCCCTTGCCCTGCGTTGCCGAGGTGTGGGAGCTGGCGGTGCACCCCTTGCCCGTTGCCGAGGTGTGGGAGCTGGCGGTGCACCCCTTGCCCGTTGCCGAGGTGTGGGAGCTTGCTCCCAGATGCGCACCATCCGGAACCGATCCAAAGCCCGATACCCCAAACCCACCAACCGGCCACCTTGGCGTCGTAGAAATAGGGCTCCGTCGCCATGCGCTCGCGGAATACAGCCGCGTCCACAAGCCATTGATGGCGCGCGGACAGGTCGGCCTCGTTACACGGCCAATCGGCGTGGATGGCCACCGCCTCGTGGTCGGCGGCGACGGCGCGCCAAAAGTTCGCGAGGTAACAATCGAGGTCGTTGACGGTTTCGGTTCCTGGCGTCGTCGGCCTCCCGAGCAGTACAGCGAGCGACCCGGCGAACGGCTCCACGTAATTGGGCACGTCGCCAAAGGCGTTCCACACGACGCCGGCCACGCGGGATTTCCCGCCGAACCACGGAAATGGAGCGCGAAGGCCGCCCATCAATTCGGAGCCCCTTTCAAAATCTCCTTGGCCTCGGGCAACAGAATCACGTGCCGCATCGCCTCGCTTAGCAGCTCGCATTGAGCCGCGAGAACCGCCGACCTCCCAAGCTCCGACAGCGCCGCGATTCGTGCGTCTTGTCGTGCAAACTCCGCCTCACCGAGAGCCAGGAGCAGGAGCCGGTTGCGTCGTCGGGCCTCGCGCCACAACGGGACGATGACCACGAGCGCGCCGATGGCGTAGGACGAGAGCAGGATGAGCATCGAGTCAAACGGCGTCACGGTGCCGCCACCGCGTTGACCTCGGCCATCACCGCCCGCGCCGCCCGCCTCGCCTCGTGCTTACGCCAAGCCGCGACCGTGGCCGCCTTCGCTTCGTCGAGTTGCTTGAACACCCCGACGCTTCGCCCCGTGCCGGCCTTGATGTGCGCCGCCCACACCTTGCCGACGTGGTAGGTGTGGCCCATCTCGTGGCCCGCCGCGTCGTGAGCGGTGAGCAGGGAGCCGTCGCCGTGGGCGCGCCAGGTGATGCCGTTCATTTGGACACCGCGATGAGGCGGTCGAGCAGCGCGAACGCCGACGCCTGGATGCCTTGGACGGTGGGCTTGAGTTTCGATCTCGCCGCATCCCCCGCCGCAGCCCTCGCCGCATCCCACGCCGCAGCCCCCGCCACAGCCCCCGCCACATCCCCCGCCACAGCCCACGCCGCAGCCGATCTCGTTCGCGCCTCGTTGAGCACGCCCATTGAGGCGGCGGCGCTCGCCTTGGTGATTTCCGGCAAGCCACGAACCGCCGCCGCTTGCTCGGCGAGGCCGGCAAGGTCGAGCCACGCGGGCGTGTGCTCACGCACCATCCAATCGGTCACCATCCACGCGCGTCTGGTTTCGATTTCTGCGCTCGCCTTCGTGTTGAGCACCTTCGCGGCGTACGGCTTGAGCTTTTGCCGCGTCTCGTCGTCCAGGTCGTCGTTCCACTGACGGAGAAACGCGCCGATGACCGGCGAAACACACGCGGGCCGATCGGAGTGCGGCTCCTTCGCGAGATAGGCCGCCATCTCCATCACGCACATCCCGAATTCGGGCGTGCCGTGCCATCCCTTCGCCAGCTTCACCGTCTCGATATCGATCGTCGCTTCGCTCATGGGGTCTCTCCAATGGGTTGGATCACGTCGTCGCTCAAAAGCAAAAAGCCGGCACCGCTCGGTGGTTTCTCGGCCGCGAGGAGCGCCGCGTGGTTCCGCTGCCTCAGCCGCCACCACCCCTGCGTCTCCGCAATGCGGTCGTCGAGCCAGGCCCGCATGTAGCCGTAGCCGAGGTGCCGAAACTCACCCGCCGCCGCGTGGCGCTGGGCGTGGGCCAGCTTGCAAAGCGGGATGCAGGTCGTGTCGTCCGCCTTCTGTCCCTTGCCCCTGCGCCCTGCGTGGTCAGCCTCGATCGGGCCTTCGCACGCGTGGCCCAAGAACACGACCGCGGCGCACGGCAAGGTGCGCACCCAGGCCATGTAGAGAGCGTCGCGAACCCTCGTGGAACGACGTGCCTTTACGCGGAACGGCGTCGCCCTGGTGCGACGGGCGAGGGGCTTGCGGGCTTTGGGACCGCGCTTTGCCGGCTTCGGCCAGGCCGGCCTGAGATCGCCTTCGAAGGCCGATGCTCTATCCAGTTGAGCTACGGGCGCCCGGGGCGACAACCTACCCGATGGCGACCCGGCAGTCTCTGAAAAATCGCCCGAACGCCCTGCGCTTTGACCGTCGCGTGTGCTGGCACTGAAGGCGGCGCGTGAACTGGCGTTCGAGGCGAACTTTTTGGCGCGGGCGGTCTTCATCTTCAATACCAGCGTTCGTAGAAATGCCGAAAGCGATCGAAGTCGTCAACAAAAAAACAACATGCGCCCCGTTGCGCGATCACGCGACACGCCTTAGCGCCTCGGCCCCGCCCGCCAAAAGCTGCGGCGTGACGCGCACATAGTGCTTCTCGGCGATGGCTTCCGAGTGTCCGAAAAAAAGTGAGCGGAACTCGGCCGTAGCGCCGGCTGCGACCATGTTGCTCTCGCACGATCGGCGCATGTCGTTGGGGCCGATGCGGACGATCCCGAGGCGCATGCATGCCGCGGCCAGGTCCCGCACCACCATCGTCCACGCCCCGCACACCGGCTCTTTCGGGCCCGGCGATTCGGTGGCGTCCCACTCCCGGATCATGTCGGCGAGCTCCTGGTGCATCGGCATCGGCTCGGCCGGGTAGCGGGCCTTCGTCTTCGTCGAGCGGCGCAGGAAGGTACCGGCCTCAAGGTCGAAGTCGCAACGCCGGGCGCGCGCCAGGTCGCTCTTGCGCATGCCCGAGCGGTAGGCCAGCACCACCCACCGCCGCCACCGCCCCTCGAACTCGCCTTGCAGCGCCCGGTATTCGGCAACGCTCGCCACCCGCGTGCCCGCCAGGGCGTCGTTCGGGAGCACGGGCCAAGGTGGCAGGCGCTCGATGATCTCGCGGCGTTGGGCTTCCTTGAGCGCCATGCGCAGCGTGGTGAGGCGCTTTCGGATCGTGGTGTATGTGATGCCTCGGCCGTTCGGCCCCTCGGCGTCCCGGTACCTGCACAGTCGCTCGTAGGTGATGAGGTCCAAGGTGCACCCGCTGCCGAAGTGCTGCCACAACCAGCGGGCGTGATCCTCGTGCTGGCCTCGGGTGGCGTCGCTCCACGTGTGCAGCGATCGGCTCAAGAACCAATCGAGCGTTTCCGCGAGCGTCCCGCGCTGAATGATGCCCGGCAAGATGAGTTGCGATCCGCTTTCCATCCGTCTCCGTCCCTTCGCCGCGCCTTGTAACGAAAACGAAACGCAGTGATCAAGACCTCCGACGCTGCGAATGCGTCCAGTGAAACAGGGTGTTACGTGTGTCCGGTCACGGTGTTACACCGTCAACCGCTTGACGGCAACCCGGCCTCGCGAGGGTGCGGGCCGGGCGTGGGCTACTCGGTCCAGGCTGCTTCTTCGGGTGACACCGAGGCCGTGAACGAGAGCGCGACGGCCGCGACGTTTCGCGCGCCGTGCGGGCACCGCTCCCAATACCCGCAGAACTTCGGAGTGCACACCCACGACGTGGGATCGGCGGGCGCGAAGATTCCCGCCTCGATGCCTTGCGCGGCGCTCCCGGCGAGGGCAAGCGAGGCGGCGCGGTCGGCGTCGTTGACGTGCGCCTCCACCGAGACCACGCGCGGAACCTTGGTCTTCGTGATCACGTCGAGGCGCACGGTGTCGAGGCTCACCCCGTCGAGCGCTTTCACGGCGGCGCTGTAGAGCGCGAGCTGCGGCGTGCGGATGTCGGACTTACCGGGTGCTTTCGCGGCGGTCTTCGTGTCGTGTACGGCGTGGGCGGTCTGCACGTCGATGCGCCCGGAGATTTCCAGGCCCGGAGCCGTGAGCACGAACGGGCGCTCGACGTGCACCGGCGTGATGCTCGGCGCCGTGTCTTCGTGGTACGCCGAGGCGAGCAAGACGGCTTGGTCGATGGCTTGGCCTCGGTCGAGCGCGTCTTCGTCGGCCACTGGCTGATCTTCATCCCACCGCTTCGAGGTGGCGTCGCGCGCCGCGTCCGCCACCGCCTCGGCCGGCAGAAGCTCGCCGGTCTTGAGCTTGGACGACAGATCCGCATCGATGGCCTCGTGCGTGCCGCTTCCGACGATGAGCGCCACGCCTGGCGGCGTCTTGATGCCCTCGCCGTACCTGTAGAGCCATTGAAGCCCGCAGCGCCTGAACATCGAGACCTGCGACCACGAGAGCCTCATTGCGCAGCCTCGGCCCCGGCGGGCGGCGCCATCGCCTTGGCGTGGTCCTCAATGGCCTGGAGCACGTCCAGGCACGTCTCTTTGTCGAGGTGCTTGATTGTGCGCTCGGTCTTCGCGCCCTTCTTCGTTTGCAGCGTGTGAGTTTCGAGCGCGCGCCCGATCGTACGTTCGATCCAGTCCTGCACCTCGGCCTTGTCTTTCGAGATCACGTCCTTCGCGCGCATGTAGATGATTCCCTGCAGCTTCGCCAGCTCGGCGGCGAAGGCCTTTGCCTTGTCGTCGTCGGTAGGCTCGACGGGGGCCGGCTCGGTGGCCTTCGCCGGCTCCGGGATCACGTCGATCACCTCGACGTGCGCGACGGGCGCCGCCGCCTTGCCGTTCTTCGGCGGCTCGAAGTCCTGCACTTCTTCCGGCGTGTACACGCCCGCCACCACCGACGGCATCGCGAGGCGGATGCCCTCGGAGATCACGCGAGCGCGCAGCATTTGGCGCGGGTACTTGCTCCACGTCGGGTTGCTCGTGAGCCCCGCTCGCTTCGCGTCCGCCATCGTCCATTTCACGGCGACCGGCGCCCCCATCGCGGGCGACATGAAGACGCCTTCGCACTCGGCGTCGGTCGTCGTCTTCCACGTCACCTTGCCGCCGCGCTCCATGAAGTCGCCAAGCATCGCGTCGGCCTTGAGCGCCGGCTTGCCGTTGATGATGTGGTACCGACGGAGCGCCGTGATCGGATGCAGCCCCTCGGCCTGGCACAAGAGCATCAGCGTCAACGCCGCCTCCGGGGTTTTGATGTCGGAAAACAGCCGCGACGACACAGCGGCAGCCGCCATCTCGCGCACCTCGGAAAACGGAACCAGCGCCGTGCTCATTGTGGATTCTCCTCGTGTTGTTCCCATGACTTCGAGTCTTCGGTTTCCGCGCACCCCGGACGACACACCGCCCTGCCGCACGAAGAACACAGCCCCGCCGCCTGCACCTCGTTCGTTGGCTCGCTACAGCCAGCGGACGGCGGGGCTTTCGACGCACGCACCATTGCGAGCGCAGAATCTTTCAAACCGATGCGGTGCGGCGCCTCGGGGCACTTTGTGCGGCAGGCCTCACCGGCAGGCGCCCCGCACACGTCACACGCGCCACAATCGTCCCAAGGCACGGCCACGGTGTCGGGGTTGTCTTCGGGAGAGAAGGGCATCACCTCCCGCCCTTCACGCGCGGCTCGTACTCCGACACCTTCCAATTCCAATCGTCGATGGCCTCGGCCTTCGTCCCACCGCTCCCCTGGATGCACGACGTGACGTACTCAGGCGGGTCCCCAACGCAGTCAGCGTCGAAGCAGTTCGAGCAACACAGGTCCCACCCGCCGCCGTAGTTGGGCTCAGGCGTCGGCGTCCTGTCCTTGCAGACCGGGCAAGGCGCCGGCTCCCCGTGGTAGCAGGGAACGCCCGGCTCAACCGGACGCCCGCAACCTTCGTGGGTGCAGGCCGGGGCGGTGTCGCCAGCGACCTCGCCCACCGGCAAAGCGCCAGGCCACGCCTGCCACGGCGGGGGCTCGTGGTCGTCGCGCTCGTCGGTGATGGGACAGCGGGCGCAGTGGTCAACGAGCCCGTGAATACAAGCCGGCCTCATGACCGCGCTCCGCGCTTCGCCCGCTGCATCTCGGCCCGCTTCTCAGCCTTCACCGGGTCGAGCGACACATACGACCCAGCCGGGAACGCCGCTCGTGCGTACGCTCGCCCGTCCACCTCGGTCACCTCGCCGTCGAGAGCCATGAACGCCAGGCGACGCCCGGACGCGAAGGCCGAGAGGTCGGAGAGGCTCATCGCGCCGCCTCCGCGATCGAGTAGGCCACGTTCGCCGCAATCGCTGCTACCTGCTCAGGCGTTGCGGACACCCCATGAGCAGCCAACTGGCGACACAGCGCCGGCACCAGCACTTCGGCCACCGTCACCGGGTTGCGCAGGCGATGAACCATCGCAGCCGCCGACAGCTCCCCGGCGCACTTCACGCACCGGCCCGTCTGGCACCCAACGCACACCTCGATCGGGTTGCCCCCGCACTCGCACGCCTCGGTCGACGTGCAGAGCACCCACGTGTGGCGCTGGCAGAGACGCCGGCCGGTGCGGGGCTCGCGCTCCAAGGCAGGCATCTACAGGCCCTCCGCTTTGTCGTGTGCCGCATCCACCAGGTCGTCGTGGTGGCGCTCGTCGCGGCTCAGTTGCTCGGCCGCTTCAGCCGCAGTCTCGTGCCTCGGGCAATGCCCGCCCCCCGTGCGCCAAAGGCACCGCGCGTTCGGGCAGTACAGCTCGGGGTGCGCCTCCTTGGCTTGGCGGACCTTCGCGGCCGTCGAGCGGTAGCTCACGACACCACCTCGGCATCGGCACGCTCAAAGCACGCGTCGCTGCACGCATCCTCGATGTCCCAATCAGCCTTGCCCGGGGCCGGGTTGTAGAACCGAGTCGGGGTGCAGCAGGGCTCGGGGGCCGGGGTCGCGGGGGCGGCGGTTTCGTTCGTCGTCATGGTTGAAACTCTAGCGCCAGTGTCGCGCATTGTCTAGCACAATCGACATGGCTCGGTCGATTCCTCGCAACACCGCGAAGCCCCTAGGCTTTCGAGCGGGTGATTTTCGGGCGCTCGGGGAAGTCTTCGGCGGTGAACTTCACGTCAGGCATGGCGCGACGTACTTCGTCGGCGGCGTCCTGCGTCCACCCGATTCTGCCAGCCAAACGGCCCGTCATGGCCTTGTAGCTCAGGTCGTGCGATCGGCACCATGCGGCCAGGGAAAGGCGGCGGGCGGCGAGCGCCTTGTAGAGCCGATGGTTCTTGTAGGTGGCCTGCGGGCCACGGCCGGGGCTGTTCTGCGGAATCTCGGTGGGCATGTCTCTTTTGACTAGCACAGTCTCGCGCGAGCGTGCTAGGGATTTTTCATGCGCTGCAATCTCTCGCTCCAAGTCGGAGCCCGGTTCCACCTCCACGGCCTTGCTCATCGCGCGGACTACGGCGGCCTCGGCCTTCCGAAGTTCAGCGGCAGCGGCGAGCAGCTCGGCGGCGTGAGCGGCGTGCGTCTCGGCGAGCGCCTCGAGCTGCTCGGGCGTGTAGTCGCGGCGCGCCACGGCGCGGACCGTAGCACGCGAGGTGCCGCGTGATGCGCGAGCGGCCGATCCTCTTCTCCGCTCCGATGGTGCGCGCGCTTCTCGCGGGGAAGAAGACACAGACGCGGCGCATCCGACGGCAGGCGCTCGACGAAGACGCGACGTGTCCCTACGGCGAGGCGGGCGATCGGCTGTGGGTGCGCGAGACGTGGGGGATTCGAGGGTCACACTGGTGCAACGCAAGCCCCGACATTCATGATGTGCAGGTGGCATATCGCGCCGACGCCGCCGCACGCGTGGTGCCGATCTCATGCGCGCAGTACGACGCCAACATTGGCAAGCAGCGGTGCCGCGCCGACTGCGATGGCGACCCGGGTGGAAAGCACGGCGACGAACTCACGGCGTTTTGGCGGAAGTGGCGCCCGGCGATTCACATGCCGCGCTGGGCCTCGCGCATTGAGCTCGTGGTGGTGGGCGTCGGCTGCGAGGCGCTGCAAGACATCAGCGAGGAGGATGCCAGGGCCGAAGGCGTGGAGCCATTCGACGACGGCGACACGTTCAAGAACACCTACGCCGTGTATCGCGACCTGTGGAACTCCATCAACGGCCAGCGGGCGCCGTGGGGAGCTAACCCGTACGTGTGGGCCATCGAATTCAAGGTGCTCGCGTGATCCTGCTCGCAATCGATCCCGGCACGACCGAAAGCGCGTGGGTGCGCTACGACACGATCGCGCGCTCGCCGCTCGTGTGGGCCAAGGAGCCAAACGCCGACGTGCTCAAGCAGCTTCACAGCGACCCAGCGCCCGGACGCCTTGGCGACCCGCACCACGTCGTGATCGAGATGTTGCAGAGCTACGGCATGCCCGCCGGGCGCGAGATGTTCGAGACGGCGGTTTGGATCGGACGCTTCATGGAGGCCTGGCTCAACGGAACCGACGTGCAGACGATCTCGCGCATGTACCGCCCGACGGTGAAGGGCCACATCTGCGGCGACGCGAAGGCCAAGGACGCGAACGTGCGGCAGGCGTTGCTCGACCGCTACGGCGGGAAAGAGGCCGCCATCGGCAACAAAGCGAAGCGCGGCCCCCTTTGGGGCATGAAAGCTGATGTCTGGGCAGCCCTCGCACTCGCCATCACATGGAGCGAGACGCACCAATGAGCGGCCGCGTTTGCAGCCAGTGTCTGACCGAGAAGGACGCCTCCCATTTCACTTGGCGCGCAGACCAGAACTACCGACGCCTCACGTCGCGCTGCCACGAGTGCAGGAAGGCCAACTACAAAGAGAACCCACATAGGACCAGGCAGCGTTCGCGGGACTATTACTACGCCCATCGCGACGAGGTGGGCGCCAAGGGGAAAGAGAAGCGCCGAAGCAATCCCGCGCGCGAGCTGGTGCAGGGGGCTCGCAGGCGGGCTCGCCTACTTGGGTTGCCATTTGATCTCACTGAGGCCGACGTTGCTATTCCTTCGTCATGTCCGGTGCTCGGCATTCCACTCGCGGTGAACAGTGGTGTGTGTGGACCAAACAGCCCGACCCTCGATCGGGTCGTGTGTTCCGGCGGATACGTTCGCGGCAACGTCCTGGTAGTCAGTTTCCGAGCGAACACGATCAAGAGCGACGCCACGATCGATGAATTGCGCGCCGTCCTGGCCTTCTACGAAACCGCCACTGCGGCGAGGGCTGCATGACAGGGCCGCTGTACGGCATGAAGGCAGACGTGTGGGCGGCGTTCGCCCTCGCGGTGACGTGGGCGGAAACGAAGGAGGCGACTCGATGACGAAGGCGCGCAAGATGCCGGCGCAGAAGCCAGGCAAGAGCTTCCAGTCGTACGCCACCCCGCTCGCATTCGTCGAGACGGTGGAGCGGGAGATCATCGGCTGCGACTTCGCGCTCGACCTGGCGGCGACGAAGGACAACACGAAGGCGCCGAGGTGGCTCGGGCCGGGGTCGCCCATTGCGACCGATTCCCTCAAGGCTGATTGGGCGGGGACGCTCGACGGGGATTGGGGGTTCCTGAATCCGCCGTACGCCCACATTCGACCGTGGGTGGAGAAATGCGCCGACGAGGCGAAGAAGGGCGCGCGGTTCTGCCTGTTGGTGCCGGCGTCGGTCGGGGCGGATTGGTTCGCGAGGTACGTGCACCGGCGCTCGATGGTGCTGGCGTTGCTGCCGCGATTGAGCTTCGACGGCAAGGCGCCTTTTCCGAAGGACACGGTGCTCTGCGTGTACGGGCAGCCGGGGCGCGGGTTCGATTGTTGGAGGTGGAAACCATGAACGACATCACCCTCGACACCCTCGCTATCAAGGTCCACCAGCTGGTGACGCGCGTGGCGGCGTTGGAGGCCGGGCGCGACGAGACGCTTACGAGCGGCGAGCGAGCGTTTCTCAAGGAGGACCGCGACGAATGGCAGGCGAAGGCGCAGACGGGCGAGGCCACGATTCGGCGGCTCGCGTCCAACGCCGAAATTGACGCGCGTAAGATCGCCGAGCTTGAGGCCACCATCGCAAGGCTGACGGCGCCGGTGACGGAGGCCGAACGCATCCAGGCGTGGCGAGACCTTGGCCACCGCAGCGAGGCAATCAGCGACACCAACCGCATGGGCGACGTACTCAAGGCGTTCATCGCCCGCCGCATGAAGGGCGAGGCTGGGGCGGTTGTCGAGGCATCCGTGGCGTTTGTCTGCGGTGAAGACCGAGCGAAGGCTGCCGCCCCTGTTGGGGCTCCTGGGGGCTATCTCGTATTTGCCACGCCGCCGAGTGCCGCCCCGCCGTCGAGCACCGGCAACGGCGAGAACGCCGGCACCGGGACCCCACGGGGCCAGCGGTAGCCGATGATGGCCGACTCGGCCGTGCGCTTGATGCTCACGCTGTCGCCCTGATTGCCTCCCAGCAGGTGCAGGTACTTAGTTGTGGCATCCCGCCCCACCACGAAGGCGACGTGCCCTCGTCCACCAGGATGCTCGATCACGGCGACGCACCCAAGGCGCGGCTCCTTCAAGAACACGCCCCACGGAGCGAATGAGAGAGCCCTGGCGCTACCTGTTGCGCGGATGCCGACTTGAGCGAAGGCCCAGTTTACAAAGCTGGCGCACCACGGTGTCTCGTCGCTGGTGGCCTTGAGCGAGGTGGCCTTGTGGTACTCGACGATTCGGGCGGTGGCCTTGGGGCCGAGCGTCTCGTGAACGCCGAGTTCGCGGCGGGCGATGGGGAGCCAGGGCGGCTCCAGCTCGGGGAGCGGCGTCTTGTCGAAGGGCGACGGGGGCAGGTGGACCATCAGGGCGCCTCGTGCTCACGGTCGTAAGCGTCTACCTCGAAGGGATTCCCCCGGTACGCCTCGTACCCACCGAACGCCATCGCCGCAAGCGCCGCCACCACCAGCGTGGCCACCTTCGCCGTCCACCTCGAGCGCCACCACGAGGCCAGCGGGTACGCCACGAGGATGGCGGGCCCCCATCGAAAGCATTGCTCGACGTGGACGCGCTCGTGCAGCCGCGTCTCGGTGTCCGGGCTCTCCCAGCACATGATCACCAGGCCGTAGGTCACGGCCGCCCACTGGCGCTTGCGCATCCAGGTCCCGAGCGGGCCGCGGGCCACGAGCTCCACGGCGCCCAACGCCCACGAGAAGCGCCACCAGGCGAGCGGCCAGAGCAGCAGGGCCACGAGGACGCCCAGGGCCGTCGGGGTGGCCACCCACAGCGCGGCGAGCGCCTTGAGCGCAGGGTGGCGAGGCCACGGCCACGGGAACGTCACTGGCAACCTCCCTCGCTGTTCTCGGCCGCGCCCCCATCGTGTGGACCGGGGGCGGCCAAGGGGTTGCTAGTTGATGTACGGAAGCTCGGCGAACAGGATCGCCGCGGCGATCGTGAACGACGTGCCGACCGCGCCGGGAGCCAACGCGAGGACGCCACCAGGCGGCACCTCGATCATGCCGTCGACGTTGTCGACGATCGAGGACGCGCCGAGCGCCGAGGCGCCGGTCGTCCAGCCGCCAACGTGGCTGTGCTTCGTCATCGCGAGCGAGCCGGTGGCCGTCACGTTGCCGGTGATCATCTGTGCGGTGCAGGCGGCGCCACCGACGAGGCACGGGCGCGGCGCGGTCGTCGTCCCGGTGATCGCCGCAACCTGCATCGCGGTGTTGTACCAGAGGCCACCGGCGCCGGGCGTGCCCGACACGAGGTGGGCCACGGTGCGCAGGATGGACAGCGTGACGTCCGACCCGACCGGGTTGATCAGCATGAGCAGCGGGTCCGTGGGCGCCGCCGCGAGGGGCGAGATCGAGCCGCCGACCGCCGTGATCACGGTGAAGCCAACGCTAGCCGTGCCGGCCACGAACAACTTGCCGCGACGGGCGAGTTCGCGGTAGCGGGAGGTGCCTTGGGCCACGATGGTCTCCGATTCCTCGCCCAGGCGGATCGGTCCCTCAGAGCCCTCGCTGATCGCGGCCGCGCCCATTCTGCCTCTCGAAAGTTCTGACATGTGCTCTTCCTTTTGCTGGTGGTGATGTGTTGCATGATGTGTTGCAGAAACGGCCTAGCGGTCGCCCTTGCCGCCGCGCGGGGTGTCCATGTCGACGATCACGTTGCGGCCCGGCTGCGCCACGCTGGACTCGAGCACGGGCGCCGCGTTGCTGTTGATCTTGGCGGCCTCCTTGCCGTGATCGCTGGCCGCGAAGCCGAGGATCACCGACACGGTGAGCGCCACGATCTCAAGCCGGTTCTGCTCACTCAGGCCGGGCAGCAGCTTGGCGAGCGCGAAGCCGATGATGGCCGCCAGCACCTTCTTCGAGGTGGGCAGGGCCAGGAGCGAGATCAGGAGGCCTTTGAGCATCGCTAGCATGGCCGGGCCTGTCGCATGGGCAACGGGTCGCGGCAAACGACTACGACGCCGAGCGGTCCCAGCACCACAGCGCCCAATCGAAGCGCGCCGTCTTGGCCCCGCCGCCGCTGCCGTTCTGACACCCCATGACGGCCAGGGCCGCGCCGCCGGGGTTGCCCATCGTTCCGAAGGCCACGGGCGTCTCGTCGTCGACGCTCAGGTACTGGTAGTCGCCGTCGCACCACAGCTCGAACACGTGGTAGCTGGTGGTGTCGACCGCGATGGTGCTGTTGGCCGTCTGGGCGCCGCACTTGGCCGAGAACAGCGTGGTGCTGGTGGCGCCGCGCCCGCCGACGAAGCAGTGATCGTTGCCGGTGAAGAGGCCCGAGGTCTCGAGCCCGATGCCCACGTTCATCGTGGCCGTCATCGCGCTCACGACGCGCATGCGACAAGCCACATAGAACTTCTCCGCCGCCGCGCCGTCGTAGAGCATGGCGGCCGACGACAGGCCACTCGTGGCGCTTGCGCCGGCGCCGGTGACGCAGTTGAGCGCCCCGCCTCGCTCCGACGCGTCCACAGGGCTCGTGCCCACCGCGGTCCACCCGCCGGGGATGCAATCGAGATCGATGAACCTGTGCCCCATGTCCTTCGAGCTGATGGCCGCCTGGCGCGCGCGCAGGAGGTACTTCGCCTCGAGCACCCCACCCATCACGTAGCCGAACATGTCGCTCATGCGATCACGATGCTCGGGATGGGGTACAGCGCGAAGGCTCCGATCCTGACGTACTTGGCCGCGGTGTCGCTCTTGGCCGCCAGGTGCACGCGCAGCGGGCCGTCGACGGTGGCCGCGAGCAAGGCGCGGCTCTCGCCGTTGACGGCGAAGGTCGGATACCAGGCGAAGGCGGTGCCCGAGATGCCGGTGATGACGTCGGAGAAGGCGCTCGTGTTCGAGCTCAAGCCGATCTTGCCCGTGCACCCGGTGGCGCTCATGGCCGCGTAGACCGCGCACCCGACGTACACGGTGAGTTGCACGCCGGCCGCGCTCTTGTACAGCGGGAAGGTCATGCCCGGTCCGTTGACGGCGAGTGGTGAGCCGCCGTCGCCGTAGGTCTGGTCGAAGATGTACCGGTAGGCCTGCGCCGAGGTCGAGAACTCGATGTAGTTGGTCCCCGGCTTCGAGATCGACCACGCGATCGACGGCCGCATGCGGTTCCACGCGTGCAGGAGCTGCAGGCGGATGCGGTTCATGTTGCGCGTCGTTCCCGAGACACTCGCGGCCACGATGCCGCTGTTGGGCGCGATCCAATCGAGCGGGATGTAGCCCTCCGACGAGGCCGGATCGATGTACGGCTGTGCGGCTTCAAACAGGCACCCCGAGTTGAGGGTCGGGCCGTTGGCGGTGCGTGAGCCGATCGAGACGTTGCGCGGGCCCTGCGCGGCTTCTTCGATCCCCGAGCCGATCTCAAAGGGCTCGAGGTCGTGCGGATCGCTCGGCGCCGAACCACCCGAAAGGTCAGCTTCACCGCTCGGGTAGTCGTACGTACCGAGATCGGTGGTGACGCGGATGGCCTGCCCGTCCACTGGCGCGCCGTTGCGACGGCGGATCAGCAGGTGGGCTCGAAGCTGCCGCCCGGGCTTGTGGTAGTTGTTCCACGCCGTTCGCAACACGTCGTCGCTGTCCGAGATCGGATCGCCCGCCCACCAGTGATAGAGCGAGCGGCCGCGGTACTGCAGGCGGTTCAGGCGCTGCGCGGCGGCGGCGATCACCTCGGCAAAGGGGGGCTCGCCGTTCTTGCCGAGGTCGCACACCGCATCGTCGACAGGCTCAAAACCGGGAGATACCGGGACGGTGTCAGCCACGTGAACCTCCGTTCAGTTTCGCGCCGTGGCGCTCGGTGAGATCCTGTTTGCCATGCGAACGATGCTGGTGTGCTTGGTGCTGGTGGCGGCGTGCGGGGATGGGAAAACGGACGGCTTCGTGCTGGCGCCGGTGTGCGACGAGCCGAAGGCCGTGGCCTTCGATGGCTTCGTGTGCGACGGATACCGAGGCACCGAGTGGGCCCCGGCTGCGATCGTGCCGGGCCATGAACCTGATGCGGCTGGCGGCGCTGTCGGCGTCGACAGCGTGGGCCGGTGCGCCTCCTGCTCGGTCAACGAGGTCAAGCCTGGCGGGACGGACTTCCCGGCCTATCGCCCGCCGGCGGCATGCCGCGTCGGTGACAGCGAGCGCCCCGACGTGTGCATGCCCGACACCAAGTGCCCGGCCGACTTCTGCGCGTGGCTCTGCAAGGAAGACGGCGCGGCGTACTTCTGCAAGAAGCGCTAGCCGCATCACACGTACTCCGGCCAGATCGAGAAGTCGAAGCAGCGCGCGAAGCGCTGCCCGCCGCCGGCCACTGCGGTGACGGTGAGGATCGCGTAGCACCAGGGATTGTCGGTGTCGCTGCCGTTGAAGATGGACGACAGCGGCATGGGCGGGATGAAGCCCGTGGTGGTGTCCGTCGCCAGCTCGTACTGCTTCGTGGTGGTGGAGATCGAAAGCGAGTCGGAGCGCGCGCCCGCCACGTCATCGGCCAGCAAGAGCGACGTGTCGAAGGCCGGCGCCGTCGAGGCGTCGCCGCTGGTGCCGAGGTAGGGGCGGCCGCTCAAGTACACCGTCGCCGCCGTGATCGAGCAGACGCCCGCGCCCGCGACGTTGCGGCCCTCGATCCCAGCCGTCCACAGGAGGCGCTTCGCCGTCTTGTTGATTCGGATCGGGCACTGCGACATGTAGATTTCGCGCGAGCTGGTGTGGATGAGCCGCTCGACGGCGCCCCAAGGCGTCTCGGCGGACACCCAACCGGCGGCCCGCGGCGACATGATGAACGCCACGTCGCGCGCGCAGTAGGCGCCGAGGTTGTTGATCTGGTCGTGCAGATCGCGCGCAATCCAGGTGTGTGCGCCGTAGCCGTCGCCCCACCTGGTCGTGCCCGAGTAGGGCGGGCGGTGCACTTGGCGTGTGATTGTGGCGGCCACTTTATTGACCTCCGGCGGTGGCGGGCGAGCATAGCGCCATGGAAAACGCGGCGGGTTCGACTATCACCGTGGTGCAGGGTTTGGGCTTCGTGTCCTTCGTGCTGCAGGTGTTTCTGGTGGCGGCCTTGTGGCGCATCGGAACGCTCTTGCAGGGCATCGAGGCGCGCCTTGGCGTGCTCGGCACCAATGGCAAGGAGGCCACGAAGGCCGTGCACGACGTCGAGCAGGCGGTGTTGTTGGGTGTGAACAAGCCGTAGGTGCTCATGCGAAAAGGTTGAGGCGGGCGGTGCTCTCGATGAGCCCCGAGGCGGCGGCGCCCATGAACGACACGCCGGATTGACGGACGGCCGTCTGCGCCGAGTAGGTCTGAAGGATCACGATCCAGTGCGGGAACAAGCCGCCCGCACCCGTGCTGATGCCAGCGCCAGCCGTCGGGTCGGTCGTGAGCGTGCACGAGCGCCCGTCGGCGGCGACCGTGGCCACCGTGCCCGAGTACACGGTGGGCGCGCCGTCGTTGTCGCGCGTCATCATGATGATCGGGTCGCCCGCGAGCAGGTCGATCCCGTCGTAGTAGGCGGCGTTGCTGTTGTTCGTGTACCAGCGGTCGAAGTAGATGGTCTTCGAGGTGGGCGCGTAGCCGTAGTACGTGGGCGGGTCCCCGCCGCCGCCCACCTCGGCCACCACGTCGCTGTCAATGAGCCCGCAGGGGCTCCACGGCCGCACGTTTGAGGTGTCGAAGCCGGCCACAATGAACTCGATGTCAGCCGTGCACGTCTTCGGGTAGCGCGAGACCTTCACGAGAATGCCGTAGATGTTGTCGCCGCTCGTGATGCCCATGACGCCCGTGTAGGGGTTGTGGATCGTGGCGTCGACGATCTTGTGAACGCTGCCCGGCGCCAGGAGCATGCCGCGCAGGTTCACCCGTCGTCGGTAGCGCCTCCACGGGTAGCGGTGGAAGACGCTGCGCGCAATCAAGCGGCCGAAGATTTCCGCCGCGGGCCCGTCGAGCCCCACCGGAAGCGTCGGGTCTTCGATCGTCTCGACCTTCGAGGCGGCTTGGAACTGCGCGCGCGCGAACGGGTCGAGCTGGTGAATCTCGGTCATGTACTTCTTCGAATAGAAGCTGTAGCCGTACTTGAGCGTCCACCCGGTGCGCAGCATCGTTTTGTCTTCCTGCCCGTCGGTCCAGTTATCCCACTCGGGGCGGTTGGACTCGGTGAATTGCAGGGTGACGGCCTCGGCCGATGTGGGCAGGTGCAGCTTTCGGATCGTGAAGTACTCGGTCTCGGGGTCCCACAGGAGGTGTGCGTGGTTCTCGCGCGCGGCCGGGCGAAAGAGGTCCATCCACTTCGTGCGTGAATCGACGATGCACAGTCGACCGAAGCCGCCCACGTCGTCGATGCCACGCCGAAATGACGCCTTGTCGACGATGGTGTTCCACCCGAGGCCAACGCCGGTGACGTTGAACCACTGGTACTCGCCGTCGTTGACGCTGCTCTGCCATGTCGAGCACAGCAGGCGCCAGATCGCGGCCGCGCTGTCGGGGAGCACCCCGGACACACCAGTGGGGTCGGGGTGCACGATGATCTGCTCGACGGTAGCGGCCTGCCCCTGCGGCACGTAGTAGGCCATGGTGCCGCCGTGGGCAGCGGCCAGGCCCGCGTCGAACCAGTACAGCGCCCCGGCCGCGTTGTGGACCGTGATCGTGCCCGCGGCCTTGCCCGTCAGGTAGAAGACTTGGCCGTCGCCGAAACGCACGTACGCCTTGTCGTAGGCGCCCGGGCCGGTGTCGAAGCGATAGCCGGGTGACGGGTTCGTGGCGTCGTTGGCGGCGAGTTGCAAGGTGCACGTGGCGTCTGAGTCCGAGGGAACGAAAACGGTGGGCGGCGCCCGCTCGGCGGCAATTGAGAAGAGGTGCTCGCCTGCGGCGGTCGTATCGCCGTCCACCGACGTAAAGAACCGCGTCGACGCCGGGAAGCCCATAACGACCAAAAGCGAGCGGTAGTTCACTTGGCCCTTTGCCAGCGCGCCGACCGCTCCGGACGCAGCGTGGGTCACCATGATCCGCTCGTCGCCATCGAGCCCAGCCGCGTCGGAGACGTTGCCCTCGAAGACAATGCGCCCCCCGTCCGTCCCTGGGGCGACGCGTACATTTCGGATCAGCTTGCGGATGGGGTTCGTGAAGCCGAGAAGCGCGATCTTGCCCATGACCGAGCCGCAGAGACGCTCTGCCGCCGTGCCGAATCCGCTGTCCGTCAGCACGGTGTCGTCGATCGTGATCTTCTCTCGGATGGGCTCACCGCCCGACATGGCGATGCCCCAGTTCCCCGACGCATCGAGGCGCGTGGCGTAAATCCAAAAGCTGCGCCACTCGGCGTCAGGCGTGTGTATCTGCGGCACCAGCTTCGCCTGCGGCAGGTCGGGCGCCGCGAGCGACTGCTCCAGGTCCGACGACACCGATTCAAGCTCAATCACCCACTTGCCGGCCTTGTAATTGACCGACTGGATGCGGCCAATGAGCATGCACAGTCGCTGTGATTCAGCCTCGGGCCAGCCGGCAGGGTTGCCCGGCAAGCGGTGCCCCACGTAGAGGCACGCAATGCGCCCCACAATGGTGTAAGGGACGGTGGCCACCATCGTTTCGCGGGTGGGCACCTCGGACGCGGCCGAGCCGTCCCACGAGCGGTAATAGGGCGTGGGCGGGAACGTGCGCGCCCCGTCGGCACTGGTGTACGCCGGGTACTGGTTGCGGGCCGAGATGGTGAACGTGCTGACGTTCGAGGCCTTCGACACCGATGAGTAGGCGATCGCCTCGCCGCCGATGTGCAGCACACCCGAGGCGTCGAAGGTTTGGTGACTGCGCACCTTGACCGTGGTGGACGTCGGGAACACGTCTTCGCTCAAGAAGCCGTACTTGACCGACGTGTCATTGAAGACGCGGCCGGTGGCGAAGAGGCGCCCGAAGAACTTGTACATGATGCCGCTGGTGGCGTCGCCGTAGTCGTGGTCGACCAGCTCGAGGCGGATGCGCTCGGGCGTGCACACGCCGCCGAGGATGTCCTCCATGGACTGCTCCATCTGGTCGTCGGGCGTCATCAGGCCGGGGATGGCGGTCACGCCCGCGGGGAGCGTCCACGGCACCGGCCACGACGAGGCATACGGATTGATCGACTCGTACACGCGGTACGGCAGCCCCGAGAGGCGCAGCTCGTAGAAAAGATCGACGCCGGGGTTGTTGGCGATGCGCCAGGCGGTTGATCGCTGGGATGCCATGGCTCAGTCGGTCAGCGGCGTTTCGCCGTTCTCGGTGATCCAGTAGTCGAAGGTGACATCCCAAAAGTTGATGCTGGGGGGTGAGAACTTCGCCGCGGGCAGTCCCGCGCGCATCGAGTCGGCGGGCGAACACTCGACGTAGTTGTACGGCGTGGCGCTGCCCTCGCTTGGGGCCGCCGAACCGATCGCGTTGTCGCGCGAGCGCCACCACAGGTAGCGGCGGCCCTTGGCGGCTCCGTTCTTCCACCAGGTCTCGAGATCCTGGTTGGTGTAGCCGCTCTCGGCTCTGATCTTGTAGTAGCCCTCGATCCCGAACCACTTGAGCGAGCTGTCGTACAGGATGCCGTTGCTCACCGAAGCCGGCGTGCCATCCGGGGCGCGGTGCATCGCGCCGTTGGCCTTCGGGATGCCGGCGCTTTTCTCGACATGAAAATCTGCGTCTCCGATCGCCTGCCCCGGCGACCACCACCACACCGACGGGTAATCAGCGGTCACCGCCGTGCCCGCTGCCACCACCTGCGCGGCCGCGGTGAAGCCGAGCGCGGTGGCCAGCGACGAATCTAAGGTGGCCGTGCGGCTGGCGCCGTTGTCGTGCGAGAGCTGCACCTTGTAGCCGGCGGACAGCTTCACCGTCCACGTGGTGCCGGCGAGGCTCGCCTCGAGCGCGAGCTTGAGCGCGTGCAAGAGCGACATGCCATTGGCAGCGGTCGTGCGGTTGCTCACGAAGTAGTACCAGATCGAATCGTCCATCACCTGCGCGGTGCCGGTGGTGACGATCACGCCGTCGACGCTGGTGTCGAGGATGATCTGCGAGGCAAAGCCGGGAATGCCGATAGCCATCAGTGCGCCCCCTTCTGCGCCTTCTGCGCCTTGATCGCCTTATCGATGGCCCTGCCAGCTTCGTACTCGGCGCCCGGATAGATGGTCTGGCTGATGTTGTAGACATTGGAGGTCGCCCCGCCGCTACCAACGCCGCCGGCGCCGCCGCCAGCGTTGGCGAACCCGCCGCCGCGCGAGACCGGCGCGCCACCGCCACTACCCGCGCTGGCGCCTCCTCCTCCACCGCCGCCCGTGAGCGACCCGGCCGCGCTGGTGACGGCGAGGATCGCCGCCGCCGTGCCAAAGAACTTGGCCGAACGCGCGAGGTGCACCCCGCCCATCGGCGTTGGGTCGAGGAACCCGGCGGCGGCCTCAGAGAGGCCCAGCGCGATGTTCTCGGCGGCCTTGGCGCGCCCGAGGCTCATCAGACCTTTCTTGAGGTTCGTGTCTTGGCCGAGCATCGCCCCGGCGATCGAGTCGGCCAGCATGCCGCTCATCTGCGCGCCCGCGTCGGCGAGCGAGCCCATGATGGTCAGGCTGTCGGCGCCCCACGTGGCCAACTCGTCGTGCAGTTCCTCGGGCGTCTTTTCGCCCCAGAGCATGCGGGCCATGACCCCGCCCTCTTCGATCCCGAACTTGCCCAGCTTGTCGGTGTTCTCGCCCTTGTAGAGATCGCTCAGCGCCTTGTCGCGCTCGGGTCCGAAAGCATCTAGGCCGGGCGCGTCGTCGTCATAGGACAGGTTTATCTGGCGGTCGCGCTCTTCGTCGCCGCTGAGGCCACGCCCCGGGGCGTTCGGCGCCGCGAGCAACTCCATGAGGGCCGCCAATTGCCGCTGCTTCTCGGCCGCGGCGCGCAGAGCATTGGCGTTTCCCTTCTTGGCCTTGTGGGTGGCGTCGACCTCGGAGCGGCCCTTCTTGCTGAGAGCGTTGCCGTCGTATCGCTGGACGATCTGCCCGTTCTCCCAGGTGTCCGTGCCCATGTCGCCGTCGTAGGCGGCCATGCCCGGATACTGCTCTCGCGTCTTTGCGTCGCGGGCGAGTTGGGCCTTCTTGCTGTCGTTGTCGAGTTCGCGCTGCGCGTCGACGTCGATCTGCTGCTCGTAGAACCCGGCCATGTAGTTGTTGCCGATGAGGCGCGACACAGCCGACATGAACTTGTTGAACGAGATACCTCCGGCGCCAGCCTTGATGGCGTTGAAGAAGTCCTCCACCTGCACCACCACGCCCTTCATCGCCTCGCCGAGCGTGAGTGTGGTGTCCGCCAGGTCCCCCACGCGCCCATTGATGAGCTTCAAAGCCTGTTCGCGGGTGGCTTCGAGCTTCTCTTCCTGAGTGAGGTTCTCGACGATCAGGCCGTGTGCTTCGGCGTACTTCTTGGCCGCGTCTTCGGCGTCGACCATGATCCCGATACTCTTGAGCATCCTGAGTTGACCGGTGCCGAGGCCCTGGATCAGCGAATCAAGCGCCTCTTTCGTGTCGGTACCCA